TCAGGCAGCATATAGTTCCCTCACTTTCATGCGAGTAATAATTTGTAGAAGTTTATCCAGATTATCAAATCTATACAGATCTAATCGAATGTTGTTTGTTTCCGTCATACACATTTTACTATATTCGTTTTCAATCTTTGGTATGATATAAAAATCAAGTGGTGAAATATTTTGTGAATCCATTCGTATAACAATTGTTATGTCTGCTTTCTGTGAGTTATCAAACCGGACTTTCCATCTAAGTTTACCCGATTTCATAGGTGTGCATTTAGTAATAAGCACGGAAATTAAAAGCTCATCATTGATGTAAAGCATTGGTGCATATTTATATTCGTCTATATAGCAGTTGCTTTTTAAAATTTCCCCCTTAAAATCCTCAATTATGCCTGAGTAAAATGATCTTAGTGCTTCATTTATTTGGATATAGCTGTAATCATGTTCTGGCTTATAACCAATCAAAGTATATGCTCTTAAAAGACCACCAAATCGGGTTCTGTAAACAGAAGATGAAGGGCCTGTATCATCTTCATCAATGATAAAGCCAGATAGTTTTCCATTAGATTCTAATTTTTGTTTTAGCTTTTCTAAAAGCTCATCATTAGTCAAATGTACGGATCGGAGCTGAATTATTTCTTGAGCTTTATTATATTTTTTCTTTGAAATAATGGGTTTATATGCCTTGTCGCATCTAACCCATTCATTTTTGGGGTTTTTTACAAGCCTACTTTTTAGTTTAGATGAGGTTTTGTTATATATGTTATTTCCAATATATTTTTCATTTGTCAAGATTTGATGTATTTTTGCACGAGTCCATAATGTTCCATTTTCTGCAGGTATATTCTGTTCATTTAGTCTCTCAGCAATAATGAATTCTGGCATGTTATCATCTATAAAGAGATCATAGATTCTATTTACAATTTTTATCTCATTTTTTGGTCCCGGAATTAATATCACCCTATCTGTTTGAATACTCTTTCTTTTGCGAAAGCCCAATATTTCTTTAGCTATGCCATTTTCATCTACTAAAAGACGTCTCAGCCCATAACCAGCCATTCCGCCTTGATGATAACCAAGCTTTATTAAATTTACTTGCCCTATAAATAACTTTTCTGATAAATTCCTGCTGTGATATGCGGCACTAGATCTTTTTATATTCAGTATAACAGAAGACTCTAAAGGGAAATCTTTAGTGGGAATAGGTTCAGAACAGTATATAAGATCTACACCGTTTCTCTCAAATAGAAAGGAATAATATGCAGCTTCATCACTATTTTGAAAACGACCAAAACGGCTCACATCATAAAATAATACAGCCTGTATATCTATTTTCTTTTGTTCTACATCACTAAGTAACTGCTGCAAAGAATGCCGGCCTATGATACTGACTCCGCTCTTACCTGCATCATCGTAGGTATAAGCGATTTCCATATTGTTCTTTTCAGCATAATCTTTGATATATTCGGACTGATTATGTAAAGAATATTGCTGATGGTCGGTAGACATCCTCAAGTACTGTGCGACCCTAACTTTATGATTTTTATCATTTTCGCTAGCCATGCACGAAACCTCATGGATGATTCAATACAATGTAGAGGATAAAATTGATCAATTTTTAACCAAATTCAACTGTTTTATCATTGATTAGAGCGAATTTAGTAAATCTTCAAGGTGTATGATAATCGAGAAGAGATGTGAATTATTTAGCTGATATGACCGACAGCTTTCGTTATGTGGCCTCAAGGTATCGATTCGTAAATGGCTATGCTTAGTCCACATAGGTTAATAGTATGATTATTAATTCTTTAACTAAATCAAGATAGTTAACCCATCATGGAAGAGTTATGCGGCAATAATTTTGTATTTTTGAGACGAAACAAAGTCACTCCACCACTGCATGAGAACCACCCGTTCTGTGAGATACTCTGCACGATTGTAGGCTGCAATTATTTCATCTTTCTTCGAGTGGGCAAGGGCGGCTTCTAAGACATCAGTCCTAAATTTGCCAGACTCCTCCGCAGCCGTTCTGGCGATTGATCGCATACCGTGAGCTACAAGCTCACCTCCGAAACCCATACGGATTATGGCCGCATTAGCTGTTTGTTCATGCATGTGATTGAGTGGAGCTTTGATACTGGGGAAAACCCACTCTCTATGCCCACTGATGGCTTTCATTAAATCCAAAACTCGCAAAGCTTCTTTGCTCAGTGGAACTTTGTGAGGCTTCTTCATTTTCATAAACTCCGCCGGGATGTTCCACATGCCAGTTTCAATATCAATATCTGACCATCTTGTGCGAACAGCTTCACCTGGGCGAACCCATGTGAGAAGTTGCCACTCAATCAGTAGCCTTGTTTCCAAACGGATAGAAGCATTGTTTAGAGCAACCAGGAAGCGAGGGAGTTCGGAAGGGGGTAATGCTGGCATATTCTGTTTTTTTGGCTTGCTGAACCGTTGCCCCAGATTGTCTGCCGGGTTGAATTCTATGAGTTCTTCTGTTGCTGCATAGCGGAAAATTTCATTCAGGCGGGATATGATGCGGCGAAGTGTTTCAAGGACACCTCGTTTTTCTATAGGTTCTAAATGCTGTTTAAGCATTTTAGGGCGAATCTCCTTAATGGGGGTATCACCCAATGTGGGAAAGATATTTCTCTCTAGGCTTCGCCAGATGTCGTTAGCATGATCTTGGGAGATGCCTGACGTTTTGACTTTCTCATCAAGCCACTTCTTGGCTACTGCTTGAAATGTATGTTCCGTGGCTTCTTTCAGTGCATTGGTTTTTTGGGTGTTATGAACTTGGGGGTCTATACCATTTGCAAGCAACGACAAGTATTCATCACGTAAAGCTCGTGCCTTCGCAAGTGTAAGGTGAGGATAGGTTCCTAAGCTCACCTTAGTTCGCTTTTTGGTCACAGGCACTGCATATCTGAAATACCATTTTTTCTTCCCTCCCTTCGCCAAGGGAGCGATTCGCAACAGCAAACCATCGCCGTCAAAAAGGTTAACCTCTTTCTCGGCAGGTTTGGTGCTTTTGATTTCAGTGTCAGTGAGTTTCTTAGCGATTTTGGCCATGTTTGGGACCCTCAATTTTAGGACCCTTTTTCGTGGGTCCCATTCAGGGTGCCATAACTCGAAGTTCTCAGCAATTCTCACTAGACTACAATAGACGTAAAAAAGCCCGCAGAGCTTGTGCTGTGCGGGCTTAGTAGACTTTACTGAACTTCAGTACATCAATATTTGGTGGAGCTGGCGGGAGTTGAACCCGTGTCCGAATAATGCTTAACCTATTGAATATTAATGTTTTGTCTTTTTAAAAAGGTCTCAAGTGCATTTTACGTGCATATCGTGGTCCCTCTAACGTCCTGATTCCGTCCAACATTTTGAAATATTCACCACGCTACAGAGCTGCAGAAATGGCGGTTTTCCCGTCGTATTCAGCCAGGTATTTACCGTAATTGCGGAACAGCATTTCCGGCCCTTTATGCCCCATCTGCCCGGCAAGCCAGAAAAGGTTTACGCCCTGGCTAATGTGTCTGGTGGCGAATGTGTGGCGGGTCTGGTACGGGTTACGGTATCGAACGCCAGCTTTTTTGAGGGTTGGCACCCATGCTTTTTTTCGTATTGCATCTGCGTTCGCCCAGGGCTCACCCGTTTTAGGATCGCTGAAAATAAACTCACTTTTCATGAACGTGAATTGTTTCTGCGCCTGCAGAGCGGCCAGCGCCTCGCTGTTTAATTCTACTTTACGGGTACCGGCTTTTGTTTTGGTACCTTTCAGAACGCCAACAACACTTGCCGCCTGAACGTGAGCTGTTTTAGCTATATTGTCGAGATCAGGCCAGCGCAACGCACACAGCTCAGAGCTGCGTAAACCCGTATTGAATGCGAAACGGAACAGGTTTTCCCACTCTTGGTATCTGCAGCTCTGGTAAATAGCGCTGATTTCCGCTGGTGTGAACGGATCAACTTCGTAATCGTCACTATTCGGGCTGCTGTCGATCACGTGGTACCGACTCGCGCTGACAAGGGTTACCGGGTTGATAGTCAGCAGGCCGTCTGTCACCGCTTCATCTATGGCGCTGCGCAGAAACGAGAGGTTATTCCTGATCGTTTTCAGCTTTGTTTTTCTGCTGGCGATCCAGTTTTTGAGGACTGCAGGGGTCAGTTCCGATACATGCATTTTGTGCAGCGCAGTTAGCGCAGACAGGCACTTTTCATAACCGCCAATAGTGGACGGCGAAAGGTTGCGGTTCTGGCAGATTTTCAGATACTCGTCCAGGTAGGACTTAATATTTTTGGTTTTCTTCACTACCCCGAACAGCTCCAGTTTTTTGGAGGTGGGGAAGTATTTCGCATAATCGAATGTGCCGCCGGCGATCTGGTTCTGTATCTCCCCCAGCAGGCGCTCGGCATACTTCACGCCGCGCGCGTTTGCTTCCATTCTGGAAAGGGGCTCCCGGCAGAGAACCCCCTTGTAGGTGAATGTGATCACCAGGGTATCGCCAGTTTTATGCTGGCGAATGGTTACTCCTCTTGGGAGAGATAATGATCCTTGTTCTTTCTTGCCCACTTTGAAACCTCCGTTAAGTCTATCCAGCGTTCTTTAACGCCATCGACTTTTAATACATGGACACCCTCTTTCCATAACCCCCTTTGTATCCGTTTGTTAACGGCTTCAACCGTTTCTCCGGCGTCCCGGCAGTAGGTTGAAAGTGGTACGCAATCAAGACTCATGACCGACCTCCCGCCCAAATGCCTGGGCATTTTCCAGTTCATTTGCCGCATAGATAAGTGCGTTGTGGTGCGCTCTAAAACCGCCATCAAGTTCGCTGGCCGCTCTCTTGCGCAAAAAATCGATTGCAGCCTGATAGTCTTCACTGGCTGGCAGATCTCCCAGTACCATCAGCATGTTTTGCGGGTCGATGGGAATGGTGGCGAGCCCCAGCTGCTTGGCCTCCGTTGCTAAACGGCTCCAACGCTTAATAACTTCTAAAACTGGCTTATTCATGGAGTGCCTCGCTACTTCACCAAAAATTTATATTCAATCAGCGCGCCGATAACGGTGGCCGCCAGCAGCACAGAAAATATGAAACTCACGATTAACCTTTTCATCAGCGCTCCCATCAGTGAATAACAGGATTGGATGGCATACCCTCTGCCTGAATCTGCTCTATGAAGCTGTCATGAAGCAGACCGAAACCATCACGGCCGAAAATCGATAACCTGAGCCCGTTTTCAGCGTCCATTTCAACCATGTCTCTATACATACCAAGCGCCATCTGCTGGCCTAGTTCCGTCCCGTATTTCTCTATAGCTCCACCTTCAAGGTAACTCGCAAGGGCGAATCGTTCCGGTCCTGGGTAAACGCTGATCGAGCCGCTATTGCTGGAGTAAATAACAGCGGTATCAACACCCCCATCGTTATTCGGAACGTCAACAGTGCCGTTCTTTTGTAGTTGTTCGGTTATGAAAACGGCGACCACGAGCCAACGCCATAAAATCAGCAGCTTTTCTTCGCTTGGTACGAACCAGCCACTTTCAACCGCTTCCATAATGCAAGCCAACAATTCCATTTCATCTGGAATCTGTTTGTCATAGTGACCATTGTCGAGTTGCCTTACGGCGGCGGAATATCCAATAATTCGATTCCCAAGGCGGATGCCGGTTGATGTCGGTTCTGGTTTGAATGTTGAATTCAGCATCAATGCACTCCTGCTGGTTTGATGGCCTGCAGTGCATCAACCTCTTTAACGAATCGGTCATGCATCGCGTCCCATTTCTCACACCATTTCTCCATTTCTCGCTTGCGCGCCAGGATGCGACGCAGACGGCGAACACAACGCTGGTGGGCGGCCAGATACTCAGCCTTTGTTTCCCCGTCTCGCCATACTTCCCTGTCATCGCGATCAATACGCACCCGCGGGTGACGCTGTGGAAAACCTGAACGCTCAAAAGCCTCGGTGGTCATGAAGAAAGCCAGATAGCGGATCGCCGTACCTTGCGTGAAGCATTTTTTGATACGACCGTGACGTACTGCCACGAACAGTGGGCCAACTGGCGTATCGTGTTTCTGTAATGCCAGGTCAATCATGCTTACGGTGCGTTTATCGTTCATTTCCGGTCCTTAACTTTGCTGTATCGTTCGTGACTCATTACTTCCCAGTTCTTTCCGCCATCGCGGGAGAGTAGCCGCCAGCGGTGATTAACCTTGAGGCTCAAATTACCGGAGCCGTGCATACGGCAGGGGTAAATGCGCCTTGCTCTGAACTGGCTTAAAACGTGTGCTGCTTTGAGGTGAACCCACTCAGGAATTCGTATCGCTGTAAGTGCCATCAGATCCCCCTATTTCATGACCCTCCGTTTTCGGAGCCTCCACTTTTTGTTTTTTGACGAACTCAACCAGCTCAGAAATGAGCTCGTCGATTAACTCCTTCCCGCTATCCGTAAGGAATTCACCGCTGCCATTAACATCAACAGCGCTGCTGTAAATTCCCTTGATAGCTTTTACGCCTTCGACATTCCCGTACTCACTGATCGCAAGCCTTTCGAATTTTCTCAATAATCCATCGAGAAGAATCTCTGTTAACTCGACCGTGTTAATGCCGCCTTTATTGAGCTTAATAACAAGGCAGTTACTGCCTGTTTTACGCTTATGGCGTAATAACGCTGCCTTTAAAATTCGGCGCCGATAGGTGTTAATTAAGTTATTCATGCTTCACGCCTTTTCTTTCAGCTTCATCATTCGCCAGAACAATTTGTTCTTCTTTAACCGTCCAGTCGTAAACAGAACCAGCGATATCGTAAGCCAGTCCTAATAGGGCGTTTAATTGGTGGCAGTAAAAATCATTGTGGTGAGCATGTATTGTCTGCATGAGAAAATTCAGTTGCTCGGCATGAATTTTTACGGTCAGAATACTTTGACGTTCCTGAATCATTTTTATCTCCCATATGCTTTTTTCAGATAAAGACGAGCGATTACCTCGTAACCGCTGGCCGCATAAAGGCATGCTGTTCTATATGCCGATTTATCAATGATGAAAGTCATACGAAGCGCCTCATTGTCATTGAGGCAATAACCCGGCCATGCACCTGCATATCGCTCTGCTCGTCGGCATCAAGCGTAAAAGTCTCGTAATGATGATTGTCAGAAATTATCACCAGAGCACCGTCCGGCATTGGCTCAACACGCTTAACGAATACGCATGGTCGTCCGAAAACATCTCGGGTAAAGACATAAATACCCGGCTCTGAGACCTTTCCGCCACAGTCAGAGAAAGCGATCAGTTCTAATGGCTGAATGGTTGGCTGCATGGAATCCCCACCCATCTGGCAAGTCATAATTTTCCCAGGTGTATACTTACCCTTCTCATCAACAAATAATTCACGAGGATAGGCAACTGGCTTATTGATTGGATTAAGTAAATTATGCATTTTCATTTCCTCAGGGTGAGTTTTTCCCCACCCTAAAAGGTGTTAATTTTGATTAATTGAGTTGGTTAATTAATTGGTTAGTTAGCTAACAGAAAACATTTTTTTAATATCAGGATGGTCATCTATGATTTTTTTAGCATCATCACATGCTTCTTCATAAGACTTGAAGAAATCAACCAGAACAAAATAATTATCTACACGTTCGTAGATAGCGAATTCCAAACCATCAATAAAAGTTGTGTTAAATTCGTAATCAAAATCATTCTGATGAGGCTGTGCAGCTCGTAAATAAATCCAGTGTGAATTTTCTGCTTTAAGCTTGGCGTGGATATCAAATGCCTGGCTCGCTGGGTTTGGTTGGGAGGTTGTATTCATCTCATTGGCTCCGTTGTTTGCCGATGAAATGAGAATACTTAAGTATTAATTGGAGGTCAATGGTATTAATACAAAAAGAATAATAGATTTCTTATGTATTTGTTATTGAAGATTATTTTAGTAATAAAAAAGCCGACACTATGGTCGGCTTGGTGCTTTTTTGGTAGCAGATCAGAAGATTGTTGATACCCAAAACAGCCTTCCTAAAACCTCAAGACTATCCATGTCTACTTCTTCGTCAGGGTATTCATCAGAGTTGTAGCTTCTGATTGTTACCTTATCTGGCCCAGATCTGTAGAGGATTTTTAACCTTTTCCATCCACCTTGGTTGATGCCGTAAATTTTACCATCCACGATACGCTTGTCATGGCAGTTTATGGCAACAGTTGAGCCATCAGCGATCACTGGCTCCATGCTATTCCCGTGTGCAGCAAAGCATAGAACGCCATCACCATCACTATTAGCTCCCACCTTTCGCAATGTTGCTTTGGAAAACCTAAGTTTTTTGCCATTGTAATCATCATTAAGAGCGCTGCCATCTCCACATGCGAACTCGATATCCTTCAAGTAAGGCACCTCTACCTCATCATCCTCAAGCGGCGTTTGCTTATCCCATGGATCTATACCAAACATCCTTTGTTCTGGAGTTTTTGCGGGCCCCATGGTGCCTTCACCAGTGCTTAACCATATTGGATCTACATCCAACGCTTTGGCTATATCCACGATTTTTCCGCTGGACTGAGCTTTTCCTGAGGTTAGTTTTTGTATGGCCCCCTGGCTTACCCCAACCCTATGCGCTAATTGACTTTGTGTAGCCCCGGCATGAGCCATCGCCAGCCTTAGTCTTTCTGCAAGTGTGTTCATCTAAGTATCTCCGATTTCTGTGCATATTTAATACCACAGGATTAACCATGGCAAGCGGATAATACTTGATTAATTATTCCTTTGGTATTATTTTATATCTTTAATATTAATACTAAGGACTTTGTTATGACTGATGAGGTTTTTGAATCCCCAATGGCGAAAGCCGTGTACGTTGCTGGTGGGCAAAGTTCGCTTGCTAAAAAGGTTGGCGTTACGCAAGGAGCGGTCTGGAAGTGGGTCAGGGGGATCAAGAAAGTTTCTCCTGTCCATGCAGTGGCAGTCTCAAACGCAGTTAATGGAGTTGTTAAGCCTCATGAACTGCGTCCTGATTTGCCGACTCTTTTCCCACACCCGGGCAATGGGGTGTGATATGTCGCACTCAATCACTACCGAAAACCAAATTAAGCCATTGGATATCGATTATCGCGATCCGCGCGGTGTGATTGTGCATGTCACCGGCTGGAATAGGGATAAACAGCAGGTGTACTTCACCAGGCAGAATTATCCGCATGAATGCATGCAGCCAGTCTGGAAGTTTCAAAATTATTTCAGGAGGGTTGGGGAGTGAGCAATTTCTTACAGCTCGTTGATCGTCCAATAGCCTTTCAACGGTCCTTCGTTCGCCTTGGCGTGGGTATTACAGGTGCATTGCTATTGTCACAGATTGTCTATTGGCAGAACCGCATGGAAGGGAATTGGTTCTACAAAACCCAGACAGATCTCGAAGAAGAGACTGGATTAACGCGTTACGAACAAGAGGGAGCGCGTAAAAAGCTGGTTTCCTGTGGCGTACTGGAAGAAGCAAAACGTGGCATCCCAGCAAAATTATATTTCAGAGTAAACCAGGAGCGCTTGGAAGAACTTCTACTCGGCGAAAACCAGCATGCAGGTATGGGGAAAACCAACAAACAAGGATGCGGAATTTCCGCAAACAGTGATGCGGAAAACCAGCATGCAGGTATGGGGAAAACCAACGAGCAGTCATGTGGAAATTCCGCATCCATTCATACAGTAGATTACCAGGAGACTACACAGAAGATTAATACAGAGAATAAATATCTTGGTGCATCGGCTGAAGCCGACACACCGAAAGTGAAATCTTCAACTGATTATTCTCCTGCATTTGAAGAAGCCTGGCAGGCATACCCAAAACGTAGCGGTGGAAATAACAAGCTAAGCGCATTCAAAGCCTGGAACGCACGTATTAAACAGGGCGTAAAACCAGAGACGATGCTGGAAGGGGTTAAGCGCTACGCAGCTTTCATGGCCTCTGAGGGAAAGATCGGTACTTCGTTCGTCAAGCAGGCGGCGACGTTCTTCGGGCCGGATAAACATTTCGATGAACCGTGGCTGGTAGAGACCCAGGAAAACAAAGTCCCTACCCGACAAGACCAGTCCCGCTACGAGTGGTACGCAAAGTCTGATGACGGCTCTGCCGAAGTGTTTATCAATCAGTCAGCGATCGATCGCATGAACCGTGGCGGGTATCGCCCATGAAAATACTCCTCAAGCGTGTGCTGGTGGCCGGATATAACCACGGCGTTCTGTGCGAGGGATTTGTGAGATGGTTTTTTGTTAAATTCGATTTACGGAGTTTGTGAGTTATGAGCCCAGCTGAACTATCAGAAAAACTATGGGATAACGCTGAACGCGTCGCTAAGTTTCTCCTTCCGAAAGGACATCTGGAGGGGAAGGAGTGGTGTGCTGGCAATACGAACGGTGACTCAGGCAAAAGCCTCAAGGTCAATATCGGCGGTAAAAAATCATGGGCTGACTTTGCCAGCGGAGACAGTGGTGACCTGCTGGATCTCTGGGTGCTGGTGCGTAATTGCCAACTGCACGATGCAATGCGAGAGGCGAAAGAGTTTCTTGGGTTGAAGGACGACGATAACCACTTTGAGGCGAAGAAAAAGACCTTCTCTCGCCCAACCAAAAAAGGCGTTAAAAAAGCGAGTCATTGCTACGACTACCTTTCTTCCCGTGGCATCACCCGAGAGACAGCTGATCAATTCCGTGTTTCGGACGCAGTCGTCTGGTACCACGATGAAAACCGCGAAATTCCGGCAGTGGCGTTTCCGTATCTTCGCAACGGTGAGCTGTTGCAGGTAAAGCGAATCGGCACTGAACGACCAAATGGCAAAAAGTTGATCATGGCTGAGGCTGATTGCGAGCCATGTCTGTTTGGCTGGCAGGCTATGGACGCGAAAGCTCGCGCTGTTGTGCTTTGCGAAGGAGAGATTGACTGTATGACCTACTCGCAATTCGGTATCAGTGCTCTATCGGTACCGTTCGGCGGTGGAAAAGGGGCCAAACAGCAATGGATCGAATACGAGTATCACAACCTCGACCGATTCGAAGAAATTTGGTTAAGCCTCGATAACGATGATGTAGGGCGCGAAGCCGCAAAAGAAATTGCTCGTCGCCTGGGGGAGCATCGTTGCCGCCTGGTAGAGCTGCCGCACAAAGATATCAATGAATGTCTGACCTCCGGGATGAGCGAGGATGAAATCTGGCACTACTTGGGGACCGCTAAATTCTTCGACCCTGATGAACTCTGCTCTGCGGGTGATCTCCTTCAGGAAACACTGGATGCATTCGAGCATCGAGATGTTGGATTATTTTCCAGCCCGTGGGATTCGCTGAACAGTAATTTCAAATTCCGCGCCGGAGAGCTGACGCTGGTTAACGGAGTAAACGGCCACGGAAAAACCGAGCTGGTGGGACATATCGCCGTCAATGCCATGAGCCAGGGAGTCCGGGTATGCATTGCCTCGCTGGAGCTTAAGCCTGGGAAAATGTTGGCTCGTCTTACCCGGCAAACCATTTGTAGAAAAAACCCAGAACGTACTGAAATCATCATGACTAACGAGTGGTTTTCTGATCGTCTTTGGGTGTTCAAACTCACCGGAACAGCCAAGGCCGATCGACTGTTGGAAATATTTGCCTATGCCAGACGCCGCTATGGAATCGATCTTTTCGTTATCGACAACTTGGCAAAATGTGGACTCGATGAGGAGGACTACGGTGGACAAAAAGAATTTATCGATACCCTCTGCGACTTTAAAAACGAGCACAACTGCCATGTTCTGCTGGTAACGCATGCCAGAAAAACAAACGAAGCTGCACCAACAGGGAAAATGGATGTTAAAGGCACTGGCGCTTTAACTGACATGCCCGACAACGTTATGGCGGTCTGGCGTAATATCCCGCGCGAACTGGCCCAGCGCAAAGCTGAAAGAATGGGGTATGAGAGTCTTGATAAGGACGAACAGACTGCTATCCAAATGCCCGCCTCGATGATTCGCCTGTTGAAACAACGTGAAGGGGAGGGCTGGATCGGAGACATAGGGGCTAACTTTGATTCCCGCTCACACCAGTTTATCGAGGGTGATAAAGGGCCCTTCAATTACTTGGCCGGCAAACAGCAAAGTGAACTTGATATTGAGTGGGAAGCCACCAACGCAACGAGGTATTAAAATGGATCGCCTAATTAGAGAAATGTCGTATCTCTTTACCAAGCAGCGTTTTTTGGAGCTTCAGGAAACAGCAAAAGACATCGCAATCGGTCATAGTGATTTCCCTGAGTGTTTCGGTCTTATTGCTGACGCCATCGCTGAATTCGTTGAAGACACTCCTGATGATGAGTGGCGAGAGCATGAAAAAATCCTTATGCACTACGTTGCTATGCGTGTTCTGACGCTGTGGGGTAACGGCGATAAAGTGACTGATGTCCAGTGGGCGCACCCTGGCTGGTTTGGCACTGCTGAAAAGGGGGAAACCATTCAATGAAGTTGGAAACATCACTAAAACATTTCAGCCCTCAGGGTATGCACATCAGCGACGACGTGAAGGGAACCTCTCCGGATCGTCTCACCGGCACCGATGTTATGGCGGCCATTGGTACCACCAGCAGCCGCGCGCGCTTCGGTCTGGCGACGTTCTTCGGTAAAGCGGGAATCAGCAAAACGGATGAACAGCTCGCAGTTCAGGCGCTGGCGCGATATGCAATGGATGTCGCACCGAAGAATGTTCGTAAAGCAGCTGGTGGGCAGTTCGGATGGTGTATGCAGATGCTGGCGCAATTTGCCTTTGCTGATTACTCCCGTTCGGCAGCTACCAGCGTGACATGTCACAGCTGCAGTGGTACCGGGCGAACAACCCGCGAGCAGATTACCCGCAAGGTTTCGTACCCATGGGGTAAAGCTCCATACTGGGCCTGCCGCTCTCGTGCTGTTCGACCGTCTGACTGGGAGCAGTGGACGGAGGTAACAGAGGTTGTACCGGCGGTCTGTGATGCTTGCGAAGGCAAGGGAACGATCAGCGCCCGTTGTCGTTGCGGCGGTAAAGGCGAAGTGTTGGACCGCAAAGCGACTAAAGACCGTGGCGCACCGGTTTTCAAAACGTGTGAACGTTGCTCTGGTAATGGCTTCTCTGCTATCTCCTCGGCGACGGTACACCGTGCCATTCTGAAGCGCCTACCGGACCTCCATCAGTCCTCATGGTCACGCAACTGGAAACCCTTTTTTGAAATGCTGGTGGACACTCTGCGCCAGGGGGAGCGTCACGCGGCGGTAGAATTTGAGAAGACAACAACTTATTAATATGATCGGAGCAAATAGCGACAATTTTTTGCACGTTAGTGTTGACTTTGCATAAAACTGTCCTGTATGCTTCTAATCGTGGAAGATACCGTCCAAACGAAATCAAACATTGAAACCCTGCCTCGGCGGGGTTTTTGCTTTTCTAAGGCTGCCATCGGGTGGCCTTTTTTGTTTCCCCTCAACCTTTCTGAGAGGATCAACAGCAATATGAGGGGGCAAAATGTCCGCAGAACCGATATCTGCAACGGTAACGGCAGGCGTGGCCGCCGGCACTACCGGAATAACTTTCGCGACGATGTTTCCAGAAGCCACTCCTGCTGTAATGCTTTGCTCTCTCGCTGGGGCGGCTCTTTACGTACTGAGCAGCGAGGACCACAAGCTCTGGAAGCAGATACTGTTTGCGCTCATCTCGTTCATTGGTGGGGTTTACTGCGCCGGTACAGCATCTGAAATCATCGCAGCACTTATCAATGCGGCATTAAGTCATCTCTCTCCGCCAGTTGCCGTGAAAGTTTCTCCAGCCATTGGCGCGCTGGCGGCCTCAACGGTTTCTGTCACCGTCCTGCTTCGCGTTCTCAAGCGCTCGAAGACAGGAGACTTACCCGGATTGAAGGGGGAAGAATGACGTGGCAAACACTGATCCTGAACATTAACGCTGTTGCATGCATCCTCATCAGCATACGCCTGATGTTCTTCAGGAAGCGGAGCTTACGGCGCCGCCGTCTGATGGAGTTTCTGGCGTATGGGCTGATCCTCGCTCCAGCGTTTACCGCTTTCCGAATCTGGCACGGTGATTACGTGCAGGTCGACTACGGAGAGCTGGTTGTCAATCTCGTTGTCTGCATTGCCGTATGGCGAGCAAGGGGCAACATCGCAAGAATTGCAGGGGAAAGCACAACGTGACTAAAGACGAAATATTTAATGCCATCCTCGGCAAAGAGGGCGGGTACGTTAATCACCCTGACGACAAAGGTGGCCCAACAAACTGGGGGATTACACAAGCGGTAGCTAGCGCCCACGGTTTCACCGGAGATATGCGAAACCTAACCCGCCAGCAGGCGCTGGATATCCTGACGGCTGACTACTGGACAGGGCCACGCTTCGACCTTGTTTCTGAGGTATCACCAGCCATAGCCGCCGAACTTTGCGATACAGGCGTTAATATGGGCCCATCGGTTCAGACCAAATGGTTCCAGCGCTGGCTGAACGTGTTCAACATTCAGGGCACGCTCTATCCCGATCTGATTGCAGATGGCTTTATCGGTCCGCGAACCATCAGCGCGTTAAAAAGCTATCTTTCCCGGCGCGGAAAAGAGGGTGAGCTGGTTATGCTTCGGGCCCTGAATTGTAGCCAGGGTCAGCGTTATCTTGAGCTTGCAGAACAGCGCAGCGCGAACGAAACGTTTGTTTATGGCTGGGTAAAGGAGCGGGTGGTTATATGACGCTTGAGATGATTACCGGACTCGTTGTCGCGGTGTTTGCTGCTATTGCCGCCGCATTTGGCCTGGGTCATTCACGCGGAACCAGCAAAGCGGAAGCGAAAGCAGAACTGCAGCGCACCGAAGATAATGCAGCGGCCACGGCCGCAGCAGCAGAACGCCGGGTAGAGACAACGAAAGAGGCCAGCAATGTACAGCAGACTGTTAACCACATGCCTGATGACGATGTTGATCGCGAGCTGCGTGACACGTGGAAGCGTCCCGGTGGTGGTTGATACTGCCTGTGACTGGGTAAAGCCAATCTACCTGACCGATCACGACATCGACGTTATGGACCGCCAGACGAAGAAAGACATCCTGGCGCATAACAAAGCGTGGCAGGCGAACTGCCAGAAGCAGGAGTGACGCATGCTGCTGTGTTCACATTCAATCGCGGGTAAGTTTCCATACCCGCCAAAAAGAGAAAAACCAATGAGCGAAGCTAAACCGCAGGACGGCACCACCGTTAAAGGCTATCGAACCCTTACCGCTGACGATATCGCGCAAATGAATGGCCTGAAAGAAATTAGCCGTGATTTTTGCGAGCAGTTGGACCTTGAACGCACACACCTATCTTTGCAGGTTGTAGATGCCGGTTCTGATGAGGCTAGCGAACGTTCAGAGGCGCTCCGCTGTCTGGCAATCGCGCGTACAAAAATGCAGGAAGCCTGTATGTGGGCCTGCCGCGCTGTAGCGCGTCCTGACCCCGATTGTTAACCATTAAAATCACACATGAAACCTCGCAATAGCGGGGCTTTTTCATAACTGAGGAATGAGCATGACAGTAGTTCTTACAGCAAAACAGATTGAAGACCTGGCTGTCTTCGCAAAAGAAGACGGCGCGCCTCAATACACCATCACCATGGGGACAATCCCGGAGTTCGAAGCAGACGATGGCGAAATTATTCCTGAATACTCTGGTCTGATCGCGTATTCAGATTCACTTGAGCGTGGCGTGTTGCAACTCGACGATTAAGTGGCCATTACAAAGCTCACCTGCCGGTGGGCTTGATAATGGTTATCCCAACAAGCGGATAAGACAATCAATATACCCACCAGAGGATAAACAATGTCTGAAATCACTGTTACACCTGCACAGCAGATCCGCTTAAACCTGCTGACGAACCTGAACTATGACACCGCTGCAGCAGCAGACGCGATTCAGTTTGTTGGTGACGACCCACTGAAGTATCAGCTTTTCGTTAACCAGCTGAGCCGTGTAACTACCGAAATCGGTCCTGTGGCTAGAACCACGAAAGCTATTAAAGCATCGGAAGAAGCCCTGCTGCTGTTTGTAGGTGAATCTGGCAGTTGATCGACATCGTAAGTAACAGGCCTCGCAGAAGCGGGGCTTTTTATTGCGCTTCGCACGCGCAGAACGAAGAGAGTCTTTCAGTAGTGAGCCTGGGTGATGCCGTTAGGTTGCGTTTACCTCTCGGGCGGCATTGCCGTGCGGCAGGCTCACGTCTAAAAGGAAACGCACATGAAAAGTCTTGAAATTAAATATGAGGATGGGAAATACGCACACCTCATTGTGGATGGCGTTATGGTTGAAGGCTTAACCGCAATCAGTTTTAACCATACAGTAGGAGAAAATCTTCCTACTTTGTCAGTAACTACTCAAATCACTGGCAAAATGATGCTGTCTCCTTCTCCTGAAATTGCTATCAATTTGAGCGGCGATCCAGAACTTCTGAAAAAGAAAATTAAAGAAGCGGTTGAAGCTAACTCTGGGAAAATCATGCGCGATACTGCTGTAAGACGTTGAGGCACCATGATGAATGTTGAAATTGATGGTGTTAGATATGTCCCGGTAACTTCAGCAGGCGTAAAAATCGGAATAGCTATCACTACCCATAATCGGCCCGAAGTGCTTAAACGTGCCATTGAGCAGCACATGAAGCATCTTCCATCTGGTGCGCTGGTGGTTGTGGTAGACGATGGCTCAAAACCTGCTGCAGTTGTCTCGGATAACGTGAAGCTTATTCGGCATGATCAATCTATCGGTATTGTCGATTCGAAGAATGCCAGCCTGACCGCGCTCATGGACGCAGGATGTGAGCATCTCTTCCTTTGGGACGATGATGCATGGCCAATCGCTGATAACTGGCATCTTCCTTACATCGAGTCACCAGAACCCCATCTGGCTTATCAGTTTCTTGATCTTGCTGGTCCGCGAAAGATTAACGATATGACCGTCCTGTATAGGGATGATAAACATATCGCTTATACCGGGCAGCGTGGCGTAATGCTCTACTACCACCGAAGCGCCATTGATAAAGTTGGTGGGTTTGATCCGGTATACGGTCGTGGAATGTATGAGCATCCTGATCTAGCGCTCCGCATCCACAACGCTGGTTTAACCTCATGGGCGTTCGCTGATGTGATTGGCTCTGAAAAGCTGATTCACTCAATGGACGAGTACGAAGAAGGCGCGCGAAGTATACCGAGGCCTGAACGTGAGGCACTCGATAAGAAAAACGCTGTGATTTACGGGCAGCGCCGGGATTCAGGATATACAGGCTATGCAGAGTATCGATCTCAGCGCGACGTGGTAATCACAACGTTGCTTACCAGCCAACCAGACCCGCAGCGCGGTACGAAAATGGCGACTGCACCTGACATGCTGGCCAAGTGGGCTGCCTCGCTTCGTAATTGTGGACGTATTGCGCTGGTGGATGAGCTTAAGACGGCACCAGCAGACGTTGAGTTGCATTTCGTCCCTGAAGTGAAGATGAATGTCTACTTCCGGCGCTGGCTGCATATCTGGCAGCACCTGCGTGATAACCCTGAATACCGGTTCGTCTGGTGTACCGATGGTACAGATGTCGAAATGCTTCGCGCTCCATGGGATGAAATGCAGCCAGGCAAGGTTTATGTCGGATCAGAACCAAAGACCTACGCTGATGCCTGGGCAAAGCAGAACCATCCAGAGCGCATCTATCAGGAGTTTATCGAAGCGCACCGCAACGATGTAATGCTTAATGCTGGGCTCCTTGGTGGTACCCGTGCTGATGTAATGGCGTTCGCTCATAGCATCATCCGTCTTTACTACCGGATCGAGAGTTATCGTTTCTGGAAGAAAGAACAGGCTGGCTCCGCGGTGGGGGATATGATCGCTTTTGGCATTGTCGCAAAGTCATTTGGCGATCGCATTGTCACAGGCCCGCGCATCCACACAGTGTTTAAGACTGATGGTATTGGCAAAGAATGCGCATGGTGGAAACATAAATAAGAGGAAGTAGATATGAAGAAACACAAATTTAAAAAGAACATATATAGCCCAAAGTGCCAGCCCATTAGACCAGTGGGCTGGCATATCAATTTAGTAGGACGGGCCCTGTTTAAAGGAACTGACTGAATTCCTTAGCTGAATCATTCAACTCGTATTCTTTTAGGTTATTGATAACCGCTTCTCTGCGTTCTGGCGGTAGTTGAGCCATGAGAAAGCCTACGACACATTTAAGCTGTCCGACCTCCCTATTAAGGTCATCAATTGTTTTAGCATTACATTCCATCTGTAATCTGAAATTCTTCTTAATCATATTCAGTCCTTATCCGAAGGTAATCAGCCATCCCTCCGTACATAAGTGCGCCAGTGTCCCACCACTGACGGGCTGAATGCTTACCTTAACCAGGGCTAAAGCGAAGTAACACCCTGATATTCAGACAGTGGCCGCCATCGCGCGGCTTTTTTATTGGAGATTCTCTGGTGGCTGAAGACATAAAGTTTGTGGTGGTTGGCCATCACTCACGCCTAGGGCATTCACAACGTCTCGCTGCGATGCTGGATGCTCATCTGCTTATTGATGACGGTGACCACGGCGCGAACTGGAATCATCGCCGCGCGCTGGAGTGGGCTGCCTGCCAACCATGCCGGGTAGTAGTGCTGGAAGACGACGCGTTGCCGGTACTTGGATTCAGGGAAAAGGTTACTGACTGGCTAGCGCGCTTTCCTGACGACATGCTGAGCTTTTATCTCGGTACCGGCCGCCCACCTCAATATCAAATGCAAATAGCCGAACGGCTGATTATTGCTGATAAGACTCAGGTTGACTACATCACGCTGCCGCGACTGATACACGGGGTGTGCTATAGCGTACCGCCTCAACGTGTCAGCGATGTGCTATCTCGATGGGATAGCAGTAAGCCTGCCGATTATGCAGTGGGTGATGCCTATGGCGGCGCTATGGTTTATCCGTGTTACTCGCTGGTGGACCATGCTGACGGCGAACCGGTTGAGCGTCACCCAGACTCAGCACCACGAACAGAACGCCGCCGGGCGTGGAGGTTAGCCTGAAAAACCGGCCAATTGGCCGGTTTAATTAGTTCTATCTTTTGCTGTCTGGAGTCCGTTTAACTGGTACCCATGTTGCACCAGGTTTAGAAGTCGGTGGTGCAGTATGGTTATCAGGAATGGTTGTGTAGTTATCGGTTTGGCCGCCTCGCGGACCGCGTTCACGATATACACCGCCATCACGTCCACTAGACTGGCCAGGTTTCAAACCCATAAATACCTCCACGATATAAGCCACAAAAGTGTGGCAAATACACTTTGCAGGAAGATTCACCAGTTTCAACGTGGCGATGACTCAATTTTTTAGGAGTGTTAATGCCATCACAAATACCAAGGGCATGCCGCAAGCGTGGCTGCCCAAGTACTACTACAGACCGCTCAGGCTATTGCCCCAAGCACATTAACGAAGGCTGGCAGCAGCATCAGAGAGGACAAAGCAGGCACCAGCGCGGTTATGGCAGTAAGTGGGACAGGCTGCGCCCAATCGTTCTCGACAGGGATAAACACCTCTGTCAGGAATGCCTGCGAAATGGAAGGTATACACCCGCTGAGACGGTGGACCACATCACCGCCAAAGCAAATGGGGGGACCGATGACCTGTCCAACCTCGAAAGCCTCTGCAAGCCCTGCCACGGGGCGAAAACAGCAGTCGAAAGACTCAAATGACATCAATTCTCATTTGAATCGACCGAGGGGGAGGGCGGGTTGAAAGTTCAGGAACGACGCGCCAAAGGACCGCCGCCTAACCTCTTTTCACATCGCCGCAGGTTAGAAATCTTTTTTATGGGGTCCCCCATTCGATGATTAATAGGAGTTTTCGATTATGTCTGGACCACCGAAAACCCCGACCCATCTACGTTTGGTGAGGGGTAACCCATCTAAACGCCCTATCAATGAGAACGAACCAAAACCCCCTTCAGGGGTACCCCCAACGCCGAAGCATTTCGACAAGCAGGGGAAATACTGGTTTAAACGGATGGCCGACGAGCTTGATGCTATCGGTGTGATGTCTCAGCTGGACGCCAGAGCCCTTGAGCTGCTGGTTGAGGCTTATACCGAATACCGGCATCACTGCGACACGCTTGAAGTTGAGGGCTACACCTACCGGACCGAAACGCAGAGCGGGGATGTGCTGATCAAGGCTCACCCCGCCGCCATCATGAAAGCTGATGCCTGGAAACGTCTGCGCGCCATGCTCGGTGAGTTTGGCATGACGCCAGCCAGCCGTTCTAAGGTGAATGCCAACGGTCCTGATGCGGTTGATCCGCTGACCGAGTTTATGAAAGCGAGGGATTAATGGCTAAGGTTGCAGAAGGCATCCGCTACGCCGAAAGGGTGGTGGCGGGGGAAATTATTGCCTGTGAGTATGTGCGCCTTGCCTGTCAGCGTTTTCTTGACGATCTGGCAAACGGCGAAGAGCGCGGTATTTTCTTCAGTGAGCCGCGCGCGCAGCACATTCTGAATTTCTATAATTTTGTGCCTCACGTAAAAGGCGCGCTGGCAGGGCAGCCTATTGAGCTGATGGACTGGCACGTTTTCATCCTGATTAATATTTTTGGTTTCGTTATCCCGCTGGTTAACGAAGAAACGGGAGAAAACGTCCTGCGTAACGACGGCAGCGGTCGTCCAGTAATGGTTCGTCGCTTCCGTACAGCAGATGTTGAGGTGGCCCGTAAAAATGCCAAATCAACTCTTTGCTCCGGCGTGGGGCTTTATATGGCTGGTGCCGACGGCGAGGGCGGTGCGGAGGTTTATTCCGCTGCAACTACCCGTGACCAGGCGCGAATTGTTTTTGAAGACGCGAAGAATATGGTCAAGAAGGCGAAAGCCACTCTTGGGCGGATCTTCGAATTCAACAAGCTCGCTATCTACCAGGAGCAAACTGCCTCCAAGTTCGAGCCATTATCATCAGATGCGAACAACCTCGATGGTCTGAACATCCACTGCGCCATCGTCGACGAGCTGCATGCTCACAAAACCCGTGACGTCTGGGACGTTCTGGAGACGGCAACCGGCGCGCGTCTGCAATCGCTGCTTTTCGGTATCACCACCGCCGGTTTCAACAAAGAAGGCATCTGCTACGAATTGCGTGATTACGCCATCAAGGTGCTGCGTGGTCTGGTAAAAGACGATACGTTTTTTGCCATCATCTACACCTTAGATGAAGGTGACGATCCCTTTGATGAAAAAGTCTGGCAGAAGGCGAATCCGGGGCTGGGTATCTGTAAGCGCTGGGATGACCTGCGCCGCCTGGCTAAAAAAGCGAAAGAGCAGGTTTCGGCCAGGATTAACTTTTTCACCAAGCACATGAATATCTGGGTTACCGCTGAGTCGGCCTGGATGGACATGATGAAATGGGATAAATGCGAGTTTATCGCCCCGCTGCACGAGCTTAAAACCTATCCCTCCTGGGTGGGCGTTGACCTGTCAAACAAAATTGATATCTGTGCGGCCGCTAAAGTCTGGCGCGCACCGGATGGACATGTTCATGCGGATTTTAAATTCTGGCTACCGGAAGGACGCCTTGAGAAATGTTCACGCCAGATGGCAGAGCTTTATCGAAAATGGGCCGAGATGGATAAGCTGATCCTTACCGATGGGGATGTAATCGACCATGCTCAGATTAAGGAAGAGCTACAGGTGTGGGTTGCTGGCGAAAGCCTGAAAGAAATTGGCTTCGATCCCTGGAGTGCGACGCAGTTCAGCCTTGCGCTGGCAGAAGAAGGGTTGCCGCTGGTGGAAGTACCGCAGACGGTCCGCAATTTCTCTGAGGCCATGAAAGAGGTCGAGGCGCTGGTATACGGTGGTCGTTTCCATCACAGCGATCACCCGGTAATGAACTGGATGATGTCTAACGTAACCGTCAAACCCGACAGGAACGAAAACATTTTCCCGAACAAGTCCACACCAGAGGCCAAGATTGACGGCCCGGCGGCATTGTTCACCGCAATGAGCCGCGTTCTGGTTAACGGTGGCAACGACCAGCAGGATCTCTCCGGATTCTTCAACAATCCCATCATGGTAGGTTTCTGATGAAAAAAAACAAACAGCCAGGCAGGGTGAAAAGCGCTCTGCTTAACTGGCTCGGTGTGCCTATCAGCCTGACTACCGGCACGTTCTGGGAGGAATGGTTTGGCACCAGCAGCAGCGGAAAGGTGGTAACGGCCGATAAAGCCATCCAGCTATCGGCCGTGTGGGCATGTGTAAGACTGTTAAGCGAGTCTATTTCAACCCTTCCACTGAAAATATACGTTCGACAGCCTGACGGTTCGCGTAAAGCGGCAACCGATCATCCGGCCTATTCGATACTTTGCCGCCGACCCAATTCAGAAATGACACCATCACGCTTTATGTTGATGGTGGTCGCCAGTATTTGTCTGCGCGGGAACGCCTTTATTGAGAAGAAATTCATTGCAAATCGCCTTGTTTCGCTGGTGCCTTTGCTACCGCAGAACATGGTGGTAAAACGTCTCACTACCGGGGGCCTAGAATACAAATACACCGAAAACGGTAGCGAACGCGTCATTCCCATCAAAAACATCATGCACATTCGCGGATTCGGTCTGGATGGTGTTTGCGGCATGATGCCCATGAAAACAGGCCGCGATGTGATCGGTTCTGCAATGGCGGTAGAAGAGTCTGCGGCAAAAATATTCGAGCAAGGGTTACAAAGCTCTGGATTCCTGACAGCGGAACAAGCATTAAACGATGAGCAGAGGGAAAGGCTCCGGGAGTACATGGCAAAGTTCACCGGCTCGAAGAATGCCGGAAAAATAATGGTGCTGGAGGGAGGGCTAAAGTACCAGGGCGTTACCATGAATCCAGAAGATGCCCAGATGCTGGAAAGCCGCTCTTTCAGTATTGAAGAAATTTGCCGCTGGTTTCGCGTGCCGCCTTTCATGGTTGGACACACCACAAAACAAAGCAGCTGGGCATCCAGTCTTGAGGGAATGAACCTGCAGTTCCTGACTCATACCCTTCGACCACTGCTGGTGAATATTGAGCAGGAAATTGGCCGGTGCTTACTCGACAGTGACGATGAAGTGTTTGCAGAATTCTCTGTTGAAGGTCTACTGCGAGCGGATAGTGCCGGTCGCGCGGCATACTATACCAGCGCGCTTCAAAATGGCTGGATGTCCCGTAATGACGTTCGTCGTCTTGAGAACATGCCGCCGATTGAAGGGGGCGACATTTACACTGTTCAGCTCAACCTGACGCAACTGAAGAATCTCGAAAGCAGTAACCCAGCTGTTCAGGCTCTGGCCCTGCGAGAGCTACACAACCACGTATTCCCCGATATTTCCTTTGAACAATCTCCGCTGAAACAGGCCGCTTAGGAGCACTTTCCTGATGAGCAAAAAACAACTTCCGGCTGCACCGGCGGGTCGTCCCTGCGCGCGTGTAACCTGTGAAACTTTACCGTCTGCACTGGACCGCTGGGACGGCGGAATCAAAGCCGCAGCCGCCGACGACAACAGCATTTCTGTTTTTGATGTTATCGGCCAGGACTACTGGGGCGAGGGTGTGACTGCGAAACGCATTGCCGGGGCGCTTCGGGCAATGAACGGTGCCGACGTTACGGTGAATATCAACTCCCCGGGCGGCGACATGTTTGAAGGCCTGGCAATTTACAACCTTCTCCGCGAATACGAAGGCCGTGTGACGGTGAAGGTACTTGGCATTGCCGCCAGCGCCGCCTCGATAATTGCGATGGCCGGGGATGATATTCAGATTGGCCGCGGTGCCTTCCTGATGATCCACAACTGCTGGGTATACGCGATGGGAAACCGCCATGATTTTGCAGAACTTGCACAGTCACTGGAGCCCTTCGATACCGCTATGGCAGACATCTACGCGGCGCGCTCCGGCCTTGATATGGCCGGTGTGCAGAAGCTGATGGACGCGGAAAGCTATATCGGTGGCAGTGATGCTGTGGCGAAGGGACTGGCAGACAGCTTGCTTTCTGCTGATGCTGTCAGTGATGGCGATGAATCGCCTGCAGCCGCGCTTCGCAAACTTGATGCATTGCTGGCCAAGACCAACACCCCGCGCTCTGAGCGCAGAAAACTCATTAAAGCCTTATCCTGTGGCATGCCTGGCGCTGTCACCCCCAACGACGGTACGCCGGGCGCTACCGAAGACATCAAACCTGAAACCATCAATTCACTTGAAAACGCCCTGGCGGCGCTAGTCAAATAAGGACCCTTTATGTCTGAAGTAAACGAAATTCTGAAAAAAGTCACGGCCAGCATTGAAGAAGCAACGGGAAAATTTAATGCTAAGGCTGAAGACGCACTCAAAGAAGCACAGAAGTCAGGCAAGCTGTCTGAAGAAACAAAGGCAGCCGTAGATAAAATGGCTTCTGAGTTTAACGCACTGCGCGACGCCGAAAAAACGCTGAAAGCAGCAATGGGCGAGCTTGAGCAGCATGTCGCTCAGATGCCGCTGGCAAATGCTGCGAAAGTAGCTGAGACAGTCGGTAAAGTCGTGATCAACTCCGAAGCGCTGAAAACTTTCGCAGCGAGCATTGAAGGTGGCAAACGAGTAAGTATTCCAGTTAATGCAGCGCTTTTGTCCACTGACGTTGCTGATGGAGTTGTAGAACCCCAGCGCTTGCCAGGTATCGACACAGCACCTAAACAGCGGCTCTTCATCCGTGATTTGATTGCACCTGGACGCACCGGAGCTCCAGCTATTTTCTGGGTGCAGCAGACAGGCTTTACCAATGCAGCGAAAGTCGTTGCAGAGGGTACTGCCAAGCCTTACAGCGATATTGAATTCGCAACCAAAATTACGCCGGTGACAACCATCGCGCACATGTTTAAGGCATCCAAGCAGATCCTTGACGATTTCGCTCAACTTCAGTCTACGGTTGACGCTGAGATGCGTTACGGCCTGAAATACGTTGAAGAGCAGGAAATCTTGTTCGGTGACGGCACTGGTGTGCACCTGCACGGCATCGTTCCTCAGGCCTCAGCATTCAACCCGGCATTTTCTGTTGAGAGCCAGAACGGGATTGATGATCTGCGACTGGCAATGCTTCAGGCTCAACTGGCTCGTTTCCCTGCATCTGGTCACGTCCTGCACTTCATCGACTGGGCGAAAATCGAGCTCACGAAAGACAGCCTGGGCCGCTACATCCTGGCTAACCCGGCAGCCCTGACTGGCCCTACTCTTTGGGGGCTTCCGGTGGTAGCAACTGAGGCGGCAGCTTTCCAGGGCAAATTCCTGACAGGCGCATTCAATGCCGCAGCTCAACTGTTCGATCGTGAAGATGCAAACGTGGTTATCTCCACCGAAAACGCCGACGACTTTGAGAAAAACATGATCTCCATTCGCTGCGAAGAACGTCTGGCGCTGGCTGTGAAACGCCCTGAAGCTTTCATTTACGGTGCGTTCTCTGGCGGTGCTGGTAGCTAATAAAAACTGCGGCCTTCGGGCCGCTTTTACAGGTGGCATTATGAAATTAATCGCAATCAAACCGGTTTATTTCGGCGGTACCGTCGTGACTGAGGGGCTTCCGCTGGAAACTCTGGAACAGCACGGTCGCGAGCTCATCAAAAAAGGCTATGCGATGCTCGATGAATCAGAAAATCCTGCAGAGCTGGAACAGCAGCTGGAACAGCAGCAGGAACAGCAGCAGGAACAGCAGCAGGAACAGCCGGAAGTAAAAGCGGACAAGAAGGCGAAAAAATAATGGTCGACCTTGATGTGGTGAAACAGCACTGCCGCATTGATACCGATTTTTCCGGAGACGATGCCCTGCTGACTTTATACACCGGTGCGGCGGCGCGTTACGTCCAGACATGGACAAGGCGAACGCTCTATGAAAACCAAAGCTCACCTGGCTATGCAGACGACCCGGACCCGATTCTATTGAATGATGATGTTAAGGCGGCAATGCTACTGCTGATTGGTCACTGGTATGCAAACCGAGAGGCTGTGAACATCGGAAACATTACAACAGCGGTGCCTTTCGCCGTAGAAGCTCTACTGCAGCCATACCGTATTTACGGGGTATAGGAGGACTTTATGCAGGCCGGAAGATTGAGAGACAGGGTGGTGGTTCAGAACATCACAACATCCAGAGATCCCTCTGGCCAGCCTGTTGAAACATGGCATGACGGCGCAGAAACCTGGGCAGAAGTAAAGGGCATTAGTGGCCGCGAGCTGGTAGCCGCTGGTGCTGAAACCGCAGTTGCCACTATCAGGGTATGGACACGATTTCGTAGCGATATCACTGCAGCATCCAGACTCATGGTTGAAACCGGACCGTTCAAAGGCGCTATTTTGAATATCATTGGTCCGCCAATACCTGATTCTCGCGGTGTTCAGCTCGAAATTTTATGCAAGCAGGGGGCCGAAAAATGATTGATACGAGCCTCGATTTTTCCGGGCTGAATGACATTGCAAAGGATCTGGAGGCGCTTAGCCGTGCTGAAAACAACAAGGTTCTGCGTGATGCTACGCGCGCCGGTGCCGAAGTGCTTAAGGAAGAGGTGATCGCACGCGCACCAGTGCGCACCGGGAAACTGAAAAAAAACGTGGTGGTGGTGACCCAAAAAAGCCGCCGCCGCGGGGAAATTTCTTCCGGCGTCCACATTCGTGGCGTTAACCCGCGCACCGGAAACAGCGATAACACGATGAAGGCGAATAACCCGAGAAACGCCTTTTACTGGCGCTTTGTGGAGCTTGGCACTGCGAACATGCCTGCGCATCCTTTTGTGCGACCCGCTTACGATACGCGCGAGGAAGAGGCCGCCAGCGTCGCCATTGCTAGGATGAATCAGGCTATTGATGAGGTGTTGAGCAAGTGAATGAAGATGATATCTACGCTTTGCTTTCTCCCCTGGCAGAAGGGCGGGTATATCCCTACGTTGCGCCATTAGGTAGTGACGGAAAACCGTCTGTCTCGCCACCCTGGATTATTTTTTCCATCGTCGATGATGTTTCCGCTGACGTGCTGTGCGGCCAGGCAGAGAGCAGGGTTTCCATTCAGGTAGATGTGTATTCCACTACGATCGCTGAATCACGTTCTCTGAGAGATTTGGCGCTCGCTTCGCTTAAGCCGTTAAACCCTACAGAGGTGGTCAAAATCCCCGGATACGAGCCAGATTATCGGCTCTACCGTGCCACCCTGGATTTTAAAGTTACCCCCTGACAATTAATTCACCCAACGAACCCGCTTAATGGCGGGTTTTCTTTTTCCAGGAGACAGCTATGTCTGCACTTTATGAAAAATCGCAGCTGACGAAGATCCTTATTTCCTCCCTGCCAGCCACCAAAGAAACGATGGATACCGCAACCTTCCTCGATCTGAGTTGCACCATCAAAGAAATTCAGTTCACTGGTGGTCAGAAGCAGGATATCGACGTAACAACGCTTTGCTCTACCGAGCAGGAGAACATCAACGGCCTGCCTTCTCCGTCAGAAATCTCTCTGTCCGGCAACTTCTACAAGAATCCGGCGCAGGACGCCTTGCGTGATGCGTATGACAACGATACGACCTACGCTTTCCAGGTCATTTTCCCGTCCGGCAAAGGCTTTAAGTTCCTGGCTGAAATCCGCCAGCACACCTGGTCTTCCGGTACCAACGGCGTAGTGGCGGCAACGTTCTCCCTGCGCCTGAAAGGTAAGCCTGAAAACATCGAGTCTGGCTCCTGAGAGGTCTCATGAAGAATATTAAAAATCTCGCCCTGGCTAAGATGTCGGGATTTCGTCATAAGACGGTCGCCGTTCCTGAGTGGGAGGGCGTCAAAGTGGTTCTGCGTGAGCCGTCAGGTGAAGCCTGGCTGCGCTGGCAGGAAGTGGTGAAAGCGGGTGCTGATGATGAAAATGTGTCGGTATCGGAAAAGGCGCACCGTAATCTTTGCGCTGACGTGGTGCTCTTCATTGACGTTCTGTGTGACACCGATAAGCAACCGGTATTCAGCGTAGACGAAGAAGAGCAGGTGCGTGAAATCTACGGCCCCGTCCATTCACGCCTGCTCAAACAGGCGCTTGACCTGATCAACAATGCGGACGAAGCGCGGGAAAAGTCTCAACCCCCGGCGTAAAGTTTCTGATGTCGCTTGCGCTCCGGATGGGGCGCACGCTCTCAGAGCTTCGGCAGAATATGACGGCAAGCGAGCTTCTGATGTGGATTGAGTACGACAGGCAAAGTCCGGTTGGCGATATCCGTGGTGACATTCAGGCAGCCCAGCTCGTCTCTGCCATCTACGGCTCACAGGGGGCAAAAGTACCGCTGGACGATGCGATCCTGCGATGGGGTGGCGATGAGCAATCAGAACCGAAGGACCCGTTTGCAGGGCTTGAGGCTGCTTTATCAAACGCAGCGGCAACTAATTAAATGCTAAAGTCAAAAAATAGAATTTCGAATTTCCTTTGCTCACGTTTATGTATTTTAATAACCTCCTTACTTCTGGAGGTGTGAAAATGAAAAAGGTAGTTGGTATTTTATTAGTTATGTTCGCCGTTACTGGATGTAAATCTTTAGACTCAGTTAGGGCTACAAAGCCTGTAAACATTGGGGGATCTGATAAGAGCGTTAATTCATTCTCATCTTGTGTCTCTGGGAAGTGGGCTGGAAATGGAACACCAGTAACTTCCTTGCCGCTTGAAAATGGCATAAGCATACTCGTCCCTCAGGCAATGGGGGGTTATGACGTAGTTCTTGACGTAACAGAAAATAATGGGAAAACAAGTTACGTGCTCTACGAAAGAGTGCCCTCAATGACATCCGACTCATATGAGAAAACGGTATTATCTTGTAGATAAGAAAACATAGATAAAACAGACCCGCTCCGGCGGGTTTTTTTTCGCCTGGAGAAATGTGATGGCAACATTACGTGAATTGATTATTAAAATTTCCGCTAACTCGCAATCATTCCAGACGGAAATTTCCCGCGCCTCACGAATGGGGCAGGATTATTACCGCACTATGCAGAATGGTGGTCGGCAGGCCGCTGCTGCTGCCAGAGAGAGCGAAAGGGCGCTCTCTGATTTGACTGCCGGATTTGCATCTGCTGGAAGGGCTGCCGCCGCAGCTACGGCAGCTTTTGCAACGGGTAAAATTGTGCAGATTGCTGATGAGTGGAACTCCGTAAACGCTCGCCTTAAACAGGCATCATCTTCTGCTGATGATTTTGCCGCTTCACAGCGTCAGTTAATGGAAATCAGCCAAAGAACCGGCACGGCCTTTTCAGATAACGCAAACCTTTTTTCCCGCGCAGCAGCCTCAATGCGCGAGTACGGTTATAGCTCTGACGAAGTTCTGAAAATTACAGAAGCTGTCTCTACCGGCCTCAAACTTTCTGGGGCTAACACCCAGGAAGCGAGTTCTGTTATCACTCAATTCAGCCAGGCGCTCGCACAAGGCGTTCTTCGTGGTGAAGAATTTAATGCCGTTAACGAAGCCGGTGATCGGGTAATCCGCGCTCTGGCTGCGGGAATGGGTGTAGCCCGTAAAGACCTCAAGAGCATGGCTGACCAGGGACAGCTTACGATCGATAAGGTTGTCCCAGCTTTAATGAGCCAGTTAGGAGCATTGCAGGGCGAATTTGCCAGCATGCCACAAACGGTTTCTGGATCCCTTCAAAAAGTAACTAACTCATTCATGGCCTGGGTGGGCGGTGTAAACCAGGCAACCGGTGCTACTGATGCGTTGTCTGGCGGATTGGATAATGTTGCCCAGACGCTTGATTCTTTTACTTCATCAGCAGTGAGCGGCGCGCTTAGTGACGTTGCTGACAATATGTCAACAATTACAACAGTCGCTGGGGCGCTTGTTGGCGTGGGACTGGCACGCTACCTAAGCGGAGTTGTAACCAGTGCCACGAGTGCAACAGGTGCGCTAATTTCAGCTGCGAAATCAGAGGTTGCCCTTGCAGTCGCGCAGGATAAAGCGTCGCAGTCTGCTGTTGCGGCTTCCAGGGCTGAAGTTTATCGGGCTCAGCAAGCAGTACAGAGTTCAAGAAGTGCAGATGTTCAGGCGGCTCAGCAAGAAAAGGTCGCGGCGGCTGAAGCAAAAGTCACTGCGGCCCATACCAGACTGACTACCGCTCTTGCCAGTGGTACAGCTACGGAAAAGGTGCGAGCCAGAACAGCACTTGAACGCGCGCAGGCAGGGCTGGTAGCAGCTAAAAATGCCGACGCTCAGGCTGTCGCTGAAAGGCGTCTGGCTGCCGCTCAGGCTGCTTTAAACCGTAACATCTCAAATCGTGTTTCGACTCAAAGCAATCTCAATAGCGTAACATCTGTCGGCACTCGCCTGATGAGTGGTGCGCTTGGCCTGATTGGCGGCGTGCCGGGTCTGGTGATGCTGGGAGCAGGAGCCTGGTATGCGATGCATCAGAATCAGGAGCAGGCTCGGCGTTCGGCGCAGGAATACGCCACCATGATTGATGAAGTCAGTAAAAAGTCGAAGGCAATGTCTTTACCTGAAGCTTCAGACAATGCTGAGAAAACGCGCGCAGCATTGAATGAGCAGAACAGGCTGATAGATGAACAAAAGAGCAAGATAGAAAATCTGAAAGAGCAGATAGCTGGTTATCAGTCAGTGATCAGTAATCCCGGCCCAACGACCAGCGGTGGTTTCATGATTAACCACCTGACATCTTTGGATACCGTGACCCGTGGACTGGCTACAGCCACTGAACAGTTATCTGTTGAGCAGGAAAGGCTTGCCCAGATGCAGGAGAAATCTGCCTCTATCCAACAGGTTCTTGAAGGTCTTGAGCATCGGCGTGTGACGCTAATTCGGGAGGAGGCAGCGAATCAGAACCGGGCTTATCAATCACTTCTGTTGATGAATGGGCAGCACGATGAACTTAATCGATTACTCGGACTGGGTAACCAACTCCTTATGGCGCGTCAGGGGCTGGCTAACGTCCCGCTCAGACTTCCGCAGGCCGATCTCGACAAAAAGCAAACCGATGCCCTCGAAAAGAGCCGCCGGGATCTGGAGTTGTCACGCCTGAAGGGTGAAGCAAAAGAGCGCCTGCGACTGAGTTATGCAGCCGATGACCTGGGATTAACCAGTGATCCGCAATTCCAGACAGGCCGTCAGGAGTTGATTAATAACGGTCTTGCTGAATGGCGGAATAATGAGGCCAACAAACCTAAGGCGAAGGGCGGTAAAACCGAAGGCGAGAAAACCGAGGATGTGTATAAGCGCCTTATCAAGCAGCAAAAAGAGCAGATTGCCCTGCAAGGCCAGAATACTGAACTGGCGAAGGTTAAATACCAGGTCAGCCAGGGCGAACTTGCTTCTCTGACAGAAGCCCAGAAAAAGACGGTATTGCAGAATGCTACGCTGATTGACCAGGTTAAATTGCGTGAGCAACTGCGAAATTACGAAGCCAACCTCGCCGACAGTAACGCCAGCGCCCGCGCAGCCAATGAAGCGCAACTGCTGGGATACGGGCAGGGCTCCCGGTTCCGTGAAAGACTTCAGGAGCAGTTCAATCTGCGTAAGGAGTTTGAGCAGAAGAATACCGATCTTCTCCGCCAGCGTCAGGCTGGTGAAATCGACGAGACGTTCTATCAGCAGGGGCTGGCACTTAATAAGCGCTACCTCGAAGAGCGCCTGCGCGACCAGGAGGGATATTACGCAGCTTCTGATGCGCAGCGTGACGACTGGATGACGGGACTGTCTGAGGGTTATGCGAACTGGGTGGACGAAGCTACTGATTATTCTTCCATGGCCGCTGACGGCATGAAGCAGGCGATGGGCGGGGCGGTTACCACCATTACTGACATGCTTAACGGTAACGTCGACAGCTGGAAAGACTGGGGCGTTAGTGTACTGAAGATCATCCAGAATGTTCTGGTCAATATGGCTGTTGCCAACGGCGTCAGTTCGATTGGTTCTCTCTTCAGTTTCGGCGCATCTTCGGCAGCGACCGCCAGTAGCGGTACCGCTATTCAGAATGCTGGTGCTAACTTCACCTTTAATGCGAAGGGTAATGTTTACGACTCTCCGTCCCTGAGCGCTTACAGCAATGGCGTTTTTCAGACGCCTCAGCTGTTTGCTTTTGCCAAAGGCGCAGGGGTTTTTGCCGAGGCTGGTCCGGAAGCCATTATGCCGCTTACGCGCGCCGCTGATGGTTCGCTGGGCGTTCGAGCAGTTGGTACTCCGCAGGTCTCCGGCGGTGTGCCTTCAGTTAACTTCGGCGATATCAATATTCAGGGTGGATCACCACAGGCAGCCAGTCAGGGAACAGCCGGCGCCGCTGGCAGACAACTGAAAGATGCCATCACTGGCGTCATTAACGAACAGGCCAGCATGCCGGGCTCGCCTCTGTGGCGATTAATCAAGGGAGTTTAACCATGGCAGTCGAAACCTTCAGCTGGTGCCCAAAGGTTGCCTCTCAGGTTGATACAAGTTTTCGTACCCGAAAGGCGCAGTTTGGCGATGGCTATACACAGGTGGCCGGGGACGGTATCAACCCGGTAACACCTCAGTGGAGCGTGAGCTTTACCGGCGACGAGGCTTACATTCAGGCCATTAAAAACTTTCTGAACAGACATACAGGGTGGAAGTCATTTATCTGGAAGCCGCCGCTTGAGCCTTCAGGTTTATGGCGCGCGGAATCCTTCCAGATATCTACCCACGGCAACAAAAAATACACCCTCAGCAGCACATTCATACAGGCATACCATCCATGAGCATTTCATCTGATGTCCAGAAACTGGAACCGGGTAAACGCGTCCGCCTGATCGAGGTGGACGGCTCAGCTTTCGGTGCCGGTATTCTTCGCTTTCACAACGAGACAATCCCGCATACCGAGGCGGAAATCATCGCCGCAGGCGGCGACGAGTCAAAACTTGAGCCGAAGTCGGTGTGGTGGCAGGGGCAGGAGTATGGCGCGTGGCCGTATGAACTGACCGGCATATCTGTCAGCAGTGACGGCCAGAGTTCACGGCCGTCTCTCACCGTGGCAAACATCAGCGGCACGATTGGTGCGCTTTGCCGGCGATTTCAGGGTATGGCAAAAGCTAAGGTGATAATCCACGACACCTTCGCTCATTACCTTGACGCCAGAAACTTTTCTGATGGTAACCCAACCGCGAATCCCAATGAGGAACGCAAGCAGGTTTATTACATCGACCGTAAATCAGGATCGGACGATGAAACCGTAGAGTTTGATCTTTCCAGTCCAGCCGATCTGCGCGGGCAACTTATTCCGACCCGGCAAATTCAGCCAATGTGCACGTGGTGCATGCGGGGCTGGTACAAAACCGGGAACGGCTGCACCTACGCCGGGCAAAACGGCTGGTTCGATAAAGACGGCAATCGGGTGGACGATCCTTCACAGGACGTCTGCTCTGGCCTGATGTCTACGGGTTGCAAGCCACGCTTCGGTGAGAATGAGCAACTGGATTATGGGGGCTTCCCCGGCGCTTCACTTCTGAGAGGATAACCATGCGCGAGAAAACAGTCAGCGCCATACTGGCGCACGCGGCCGCATCGTGTCCAGACGAATGCTGTGGCGTTGTCATACAGAAGGGGCGAGTAGAGAAATACATCCCTTGCAGAAATCAGGCTGAATCCCCGCCTGAGCAGTTTGAATTGTCTCCTGAAGATTATGCAGCGGCTGAAGAGCAGGGCACAGTAGTTGCTATCGTGCACAGCCATCCTGGTGACGGCGCGACAACCCAGCCCAGTGAACTCGACATGCTGATGTGCGATGCCACTGAATTGCCCTGGGTAATTGCATCCTGGCCGGAAGGGGATATTCGTACCGTCATGCCTCGTGGTGATCGCCCGTTAACTGGTCGCCAGTTTGTGCTCGGTCACGCCGACTGCTGGTCTCTCATCATGGATTACTTCCGTACTGAGCACGGTATTACGTTACCGAATTACAGCGTGGATCGTCACTGGTGGGAGCAGGGCGAAAACCTCTACATGGACAACTGGTATGAGTGTGGATTCAGGGAGTTCGACGGGCCTTCCCAGCCAGGTGACATGGTGATCATGCAGGTACAGTCCGCAGTCCCAAACCACGCGGGTATTTTGCTTGAGGGTAATGTGCTCCTTCACCACATGTATGGCCAGCTAAGCCAGCGTATTCCCTATGGTGGCTATTACCGTGACCGTACCATCAAAATTCTGCGTTATAAGGATTTGATGTAATGGAAAGAAAAACCGTTATCAAACTCAGCGGCTCAATGGCTCAGCGATTTGGCAGGACACATCGCCGTGCACTAACGTCCGCCAGCGAAGTTTTCAGGGCACTTTCTAACACCATTGACGGCTTTGATGCTTATCTGCGTGAAGCGCGGGCAAAGGGACTGGATTTTGTTATTTTCCGGGATCGTCGCAATATCGGGCACGAAGAGTTTGAACTCCTGGGGCCGGGTGATGAGTTAAGAATAATCCCTGTGATAAGGGGTAGTAAAAGAGCTGGAGTTTTCCAGGCGTTGCTCGGAACGGCTCTGGTCGCTGCTGCCATATGGATGCCGGGAGTTAGTATCGCAGCAAGTAACCTCATGTTTTCCGTTGGTGCCGCAATGGCCGTTGGCGGTGTAGTGCAAATGCTCTCTCCTCAGGTTTCAGGTCTGCGAATGCGTCAGGAACCTGATAACAAACCCTCCTATGCGTTTGGTGGTCCCGTTAACACGACGGCATCTGGCAATCCCGTCCCCCTGCTTTATGGGCAACGGGAAATTGGCGGTGCGATTATCTCAGCCGGGATTTATGCAGAAGATCAGCAATAAACCAAACTACCCATTTCAAGCCACCTGGCGGTGGCTTCTTTTATGGACGCGATATGACGACGACGATCATCAAAGGCCGCGGTAAAGGTGGCAGCAATCAGACCCGAACACCCGTTGAAGCACCGGACAGCATTCAGTCCATTGCAAGGGCAAAGGTGCTGATTGCGCTTGGAGAGGGTGAGTTCGCTGGCGGGCTTGATGGTAAAAACATTTTTCTTGGTGACTCATCTTCGTACACGCCTCTTCAGAACGCCGACGGAAGTTATAACTTCAATAATGTGAAATATGAGTTCCGTTCCGGTACTCAGGACCAGGACTACATTCAGGGCTTCCCCGGCATTGAAAACGAACTTCAGGTTTCATACGAGCTGAAACAGGCTGTGCCGTACGTGCGCGCGGTATCCAACACGCAGCTCTCTGCGCTGCGAATTCGCCTGGGATGGCCAACTCTCTTGCTCCAGAAAAACAACGGCGACAAAGTCGGCACCCGCGTCGAGTATGCTATCGATCTGTCGGTAGATGGCGGGCCGTATGAAACGGTGGTTAACGGTGCTGTCGATGACAAAACCACGTCGCTTTATGAGCGCAGTCACCGCGTTAACCTTCCAAAATCCTCGACTGGCTGGCAGTTACGGGTTCGCAGAATCACGCCGGATTCCACGAGCGTGAATATCGTAGACACCATGCGCGTTGTAGCTGTAACTGAAATTATTGACGCCAAACTTCGCTACGTTAACACAGCGCTGCTGTATGTAGAGTTTGACGCAAAGCAGTTCCCTAATGGCATTCCTCAGGTTGTGTGCAATCCGAAAGGGCGAATCATCCGTGTACCTGATACTTATGATCCCGAAACCCGCACTTATTCTGGTACATGGGAGGGCGTATTTAAATGGGCGTGGACGGATAACCCTGCCTGGATTTATTACGACATCATTCTGAACGAGCGCTTCGGGCTGGGGCAAAGAATCGATGCGACTCAGATAGACAAGTGGGAACTTTATCGCATCGCCCAGTATTGCGATCAGCTGGTACCAGACGGCAAGGGCGGCAGCGGGACGGAGCCGCGTTTTCGTTGCAACGTTTATATCCAGGACCGTAATGACGCCTGGACCGTACTTCGTGATCTGGCGGGTATATTTCGCGGCATGACGTACTGGGGTGACAATAAGATGTATGTCCTGGCTGATATGCCCCGCGATGTGTGGCATATCTATAACCACGCCAGCGTTGTTGAGGGTAAATTTACCTTTGCGGACCCGAGTGAAACCACCCGAAACACTGCCGCGCTGGTGAACTGGTCTGACCCAGCTAACCACTACAAAGACACGCCTGAGCCTGTTTACGATAACGATCTGGCCATGCGCTTCGATTATCGTCAGCTCGAAATGACTGCGATCGGCTGCACCAGGCAGTCAGAGGCAAACCGGCGGGGGCGCTGGGCGCTGCTTACCAACGGTATCGGCGAGGTGGTGACCTTCAGCACAGGCATGGACGTCCCCCCTGTTGGTGAGGTGATCGGCGTGGCTGCTAACGAGCTGGCCGGAAGAACTATCGGCGGCAGGGTGAGTGCGGTTAACGGCCGCAACATAACCCTCGATCGCGCTGCTGATGTGAAAGCCGGTAACAGGCTGTTTTTGAATCTTCCGTCAGGCACAGCTCAGGCCAGAACCGTCCAGGCCGTTAACGGAAACACAGTCACTGTCACCACACCCTACAGCGAAACGCCGGAGGCTGAATGTAACTGGGGTGTGGACTATGACGATCTGTTTATAGCGCTTTTCCGTGTTACGGGAACGCGGGACAACAACGACGGTACTTTCGAGGTCACCGGGACGACTTACAACCCTGATATCTATTCCGCTGTTGATACCGGCGCAAGACTGGACGAGCGGCCAGTCAGTGTCATTCCACCGGGGGTTCAGGCTCCCCCAGGAAATATTGTCGTAGACAGTTACTCTACGGTTAACCAGAACATTGCGATTACCACTATGCGCGTTGCCTGGGATTCTGTTCAGGGTGCAGTTGCGTACGAGGCGGAATGGCGGCGTGACAGCGGCAACTGGGTAAGCGTTCCCCGAACGTCTTCTCTCGGCTTTGAAGTGCAGGGTATCTACTCGGGCCGCTATCTTGTCCGCGTCAGGGCGGTGAACGCCAGCGACGTTTCATCAGTCTGGGCGACATCATCAGAAGTAAATCTTACGGGTAAAGTGGGCAACCCGCCGAAGCCTGTGGGATTCACCGCCTCCGAAAACGTGGTATTCGGTATCGAGCTGAATTGGGGATTCCCGGCGAACACCGACGACACGCTGAAGACCGAAATTCAGTACAGCCTCACCGGTACCGAAGACGATGCGATGCTGCTGGCCGATGTGCCTTACCCGCAGCGCAAATATCAGCAGATGGGCCTTAAAGCTGGGCAGATTTTCTGGTACCGCGCGCAGCTGGTGGACCGCAGCGGCAACGAGTCCGGATACACCGACTGGGTGCGCGGACAGGCGAGCATCGATGTTTCCGACATCACCGATGTGATCCTGGAGGAGATTAAAGATTCTGAGGTATTCAAGGATCTGATTGAGAGTGCCGTAGAAAGTAGCGAGAAACTGGCCGAACTTTCTGACGCGATTAAGGAGAACGCCGATGGTCTGGCTGCAGCAGTAGGTTCGAATAAGCAGACAGCAGAAGCAATCATTGGGAACTCCCTGGCTATTGCTGATGTTGTTGTGCGTCAGACTGCGCAGCAGGGGGCTAACTCTGCGACATTCGAACAGCTCCGGGAGGTGATCGCCACTGAGACGGAAGCCCGCGTCACGGATGTTACTCGTCTAGAGGCGAAAACTGCCCAGAATGAAGCGGGTATTACTGATGTTCGCCAGTCGTTAGCAACGGAAACTGAAGCTCGCGCTTCTGCAGTAAGTCAATTGACGGCTGCCACTCAGGCCGCATCTGACAAAGCTGATTCAGCAGCTGCTGTAGGTGCTCAGAATACAGCATCAATCACTGACCTTAGCCAGGTTGTCACGGACCTCGATTCCTCAATGGCATCACGTCTGGAAGAACTGGGTGCACAAACTGATAAGGCCAGCGGTGGCATTCAGAACAACGCTATTGCTCTGATCACCAACACCCTTGCTCAGGTGAATCAGCGTATGACCCAGAGCGTGCAGTACGGTGACAACAAAGCCAGTATTGAACGCGTTGATAATGTCATGGCTGATGCCAGTAAGGCCGTTGCCGAATCGCTGAAAACGCTGGACTCAAGTGCTGGCGGGAACACTGCAAACGTGACGGATTTCGCCAAAACCATGGCGGACTTCTCTCAAGTCTCAGCCACGCAAATTAACTCGCTCAAGGTCACGGTAAACGGTCAGTCTGCAGCTATTATCCAGAACAGCCAGGTATCCGCCGACATCAATAATAACCTGAATGCGATGTACAGCATCAAGGTAGCTGTTGATTCCAATGGCAACCAGTACGCAGCGGGAATGGGCATTGGTGTTCAGAATACGCCTTCAGGTATGCAGACTCAGGTTCTGTTCCTTGCTGACCGCTTCGCTGTGATGAGTCAGGCTGGCGGCGCAGTTACTCTGCCTTTTGTCATCCAGAATGGGCAGACATTCATCCGCGCCAGCTTCATTCAGGATGGCGCCATTGAGAACACTAAGATAGGAAACTACATACAGTCTTCAACATGGGACGGCACCGGAAATGTTGGCTGGCACATCAACAAGTCTGGCTACGCGACGTTTAACAACGTGACCGTTCGCGGCTCGATTTACGCCACAAACGGTAATTTTTCTTTCAATGGCTCCGGCAACACAACGGTGATTAATGGTAATGGCGTAACCATTAATATTCCGGGTGGCGGCCGCATCGTACTGGGGACGTGGACATAAATGCCGACAGGACTACTGATAGAACTAAATGACGGCGGAAAGCGCATGGAGATAACTGCGGGTCTGAGATGCCCGTCGTTTGGTGCTAATTTTGACAGTGGCTACCAGAAAGCAAAATACGCAGACATTGCTGGCTATGTTTCAGGTGCGCAGGTGCTGTTTATACCGCATGCGACTGCCTATGTTGATGCGGGGCTGTGGCATAAAATGAATTCCATCACCATCTCTGGTGGCAGGGTTACGCAGAATTCGAGAATGCAGGCTCTGGGCATTAGTGAAAGAGATAGCACCTATACGTTTCCCGGTAGTGTCTGGCAGATATTTCCGACAGGTCAGCGAAGCGGGGTGGGCCTGCTTATCAGCGACAGTACTGACTTCACCTCGATAACCAATGCCACGCAGTCAGGGCAGTGTATCTGGAAGGGTACCGTTAATGTTCCGACCGGGGGGTGGGCGGTTCCCACGATAGCAGGATACGACAAGTCGAAGTATGTCGTTTTCGGGCGCTGTAACAGTGGTAACACGATTGACTTCGACGGTAACACGGTCAGGTTCTTCAGCCCTCCGTCCACGAACGATGACGCTCCCGCGACCGGCACGATAGACATCGTTATCTTCGCCAGTGGCATAGCGCCGCAGCCTGGCACCGGCCTTAATATTTTCAATGCTGCAGGGGCCTGTACCTTTTCAACCACAAAACGACCTTTCGTATACCTCAATCAACTCTGGTCGCCTTCTAAAAGCGCTGTGAACATAGGCAGCGGGTATGTTCCGCTGGGCAGGTTTGGGTTAATGACCCATGAGGTTAACGGGGTATATGTGTATCGAATGTTCGGTATAAAAATTCAGAATGGTTACGCTTCAGTTCAGGGGGGCAAGTATCTCGGGCGCGAACAATATGCCATTTTTGGTAATGACACGGTAACGCCCCTCAATCTTCCCGTTCTTCCCGATATGTACGTCTGAAAAATATCACCCTTTAAATGCACCCTCGCTCCGGCGGGGGTTTTTATTTCCTGGAGAAAATATGATTTATACCACTGGCACTATTACCATTAGCGGAAACACCCTTACAGGTACCGGCACAAACTTCACTGCAGCTGGCTCACTTATTCGTAACGGCTGCACTGTTATCGCCCTGACCAGTCCGGCGCAGGTTTTTCAGATTACCACGATTGGAAGCGCAACCTCTCTTACCGTTACGCCTGCTGCTAACCCTGCTATCCCCGCTGGTACCAAGTACGCAATTCTTCTGAGCGACAGCCTGAGCGTGGATGGACTGGCGCAGGACATCGCTGAAACCTTCACAATGTATCAGCGCTACATGAGTGGGTTCGCTGATGTGATGAACGGTACTACTGATGTCACTATTACCATTAATGGCACTGCAGTAACAGTACCAGGGCAGAAGTCACTAGCGAAGAAAGGAGCTAATAGTGACATTACAAGCTTGAGTGGATTGACGTCGGCGCTGAGCATAAGTCAGGGTGGGACCGGTGCGAAAAATGCACCAGATGCAAGAACCGCTTTAAGCGCCGCAGCCAGTGGCGACAACACTGATATTACTTCTCTGAGCGGCATTATTTCACCAAGAGGTGCAATCAACTCAAGGTTGAATGGTGGTAGCATCGCATCACTTGCATTAGGCACCGCTGCTGGTACAGCAGTAAAACCTTTCAATCTAAATGTATCCCGCCTTGGAAATGCATCTAATAACTGGAATTTTCAGGTCACGTATGGCTTTCTGGTAGGTGACGACGGCTCAGCTAACTCTTCTGGTCCTATTATTGTCTGCTGCGATGGAAGTTCATATGAACGCCGCTGGATTTTCCGTAATACCGATGGAGCTATCAATACCAGTAACGGCACCATTTCGCCGGGAGCATCTGATGAGCGCGTCAAAAATATCATCAGGGAGATCACAGAAGAGGAAGCAGTCCGTATCATTCAGGGACTAAAACCAATCCGTTACTCCTTCAAGTGGTCACCTGAGCAGATTAAAGTAGGCTACTCGGCGCAGAACGTCGAAGCTCTGGATGCTGAACTTCTGTCCACAACTCCACTGACGATTCCAGACCCAGAACAACCAGATAATCCAATGGCTGGCATGACCATTGAGGATGGCAAAGTAGTAGACCCTGGAGAGATTGGTGCGGCTTATCTTGTTCCGGTTGTACAGCAATTGCTTCGACGCGTGACGGAACTCGAGAAAATGCTCGAAAAGCGTTGAAGGATAGCTCGCTGCGAGTTTAACAATAACATTGCAGCGACATTTTAATTTTTAAGATACCTGGCGAACGGTCGGAAACTCTGAAACCAACCACATATCGGAATCTTCAAACATTTCCTCCAGCATACGGTTCAGCTTTTCCCGATCGCTTTTGCTGGCATCGCTATTCAGACCGTTTGCCTGCATCGGCTTCACCGTCACTTCGGCATCAGGGAAAATCTGGTGCACCCGCTTCGTCAGCTCGGCCAGAATGATTTCTTTGGCTCCTTGGAGCCCTTCAACATTTCGCTTGTCATAAACCAGTTCAACGAACATATAAGCCTCCGGAAAACCACTGTGATTGCATACAGTATTTTTACTGTAAAAATAAACAGTGTCAAGGAGAGCGAAGCGCGAAAGGGTGAGGGGTTTTTGTTACCCTTAGTTACAAATAGAAAAACCCCAGACCGTGAGATCTGGGGTTCTTTTAAAGTGCACGTGCATTTCACGTGCATATTTTTGTCATTTCTCGGTCTGCCTGCTGTCTGGTCAGTGTCCGCAAGTGGCTGTTTTTATTGCCGCTGTCCGGTTGCAGTCCTATCAAAAGTGGTGGAGCTGGCGGGAGTTGAACCCGCGTCCGAAATTTCTACATCCTCGGTACTACATGCTTAGTTTGTCTTTACATTCGCACGCCAGCTGCGGACAGACACGCCACTAACGAACTAGCCTGATTAGTTTTAACGCTTCAACCCCAGGCAGGGCTTCCACGCGATCTCTTTTGGGTTTGACCTCTCTTTGATCCCCGTCTTAAGAGCGGAAGCTAGGGAGAGAGGGCTCAGAGCAGGTTATTAAGCTGCTAAAGCGTAGTTTTCGTCGTTTGCGACTATTTTTTTGCGGCTTTTTACGAGGCAAACCGCCCCTCGGCATGCACCTTGGGTTTCGCAAATCCCGTCGAATCCAGAATCAGCCCCAATAGTGTTGAACTGAGTATACCAGATTTCACTTCCTGGATACCAGCCCGAAACGCTAACTTATTGAATAGTACAATAAGTGTGCAGAA